ACGATATCAGTTAAGGTTAAATGATTTGTATGATTTTTCATCTACAAGCATTATACACTACGACCAGACATTAAGACATTTAGATTTACTAGACCATATACTTGTAGGTGAAAGACCTGTAAGATATAATATGCATAAAAATAGATTGTATATTGATATGGATTGGGAAAATGATGTATCAGCAGGAGATTATCTAATAATAGAATGCCATAGAAAATTAGACCCAGCAACATACACGGATGCTTTTGATGACCTTTTTTTAAAGAAATATTGTATTCAATTAATCAAAAGACAATGGGGTGCTAACTTAATTAAGTTTCAAGGCGTTGCAATGTTAGGTGGTGTTCAAATGAATGGTGAACAACTATATACACAGGCGCAAGAAGAAATTACTAAACTAGAAGAACAAATACAATTATCATACGAATTACCACCTCAATACATGGTAGGATAAACATATGCGAAATACTTATTTCTCACATGGCACACGCTCAGAGAAAACCTTATATGAGGATTTAATCATAGAGCAACTTAAAGTATTTGGACATGAAGTCCATTATTTGCCAAGAAAAACTGTCACGGAAGATAAAATATTAGGTGAAAGACCTGATAGTACATTTACTGAAAACTATATGATTGAAATGTATATAGAAGATGTAAATGGTTTTGCTGGACAAGGTGATTTAATAGGTAAGTTTGGATTAGAAGTAAGAGACGAATTGACTTTTGTTGTTAGTAGGCGTACATTTGAAATGCTTGTTGACCAACCATCAAATACAATAGCAATTGATAGACCTATTGAAGGTGATGTTATCTATATGCC